GTCACGGATTTTCTGCAGGTTGTTGAGCCCACAGGCGATGCCCTTGTTGCCATTGGAGTTGAAAGCGTAGAAGTTGATGCTGGCACGACCGTACACGCCGGAGTAAACCTCGGAGCGAGTCAGAATCGGATTACAGTCAGCGTCAACGATGCCGGGAGCCGTAGCGGAGTTAGCGTTGATGAAGTAGCTGTTGGCGTAAGCCGGATCATCCGGACGCTCAGTGTCGCCGTCACGAAGAGGGGTCTTGATAGCGGTGAGAGGCGGTACGGTACGACCGTTGCCCTTGAGCTTGGCCTGACCTTCCTCATAGGCCGCCTGAATCGCCGCCTTGATCTTCTGAACGGTCACGGTGTCAGTCTTCGGAATGATGAGGCTGACGCTGAACTTCGGGGTGCCGCCATTGATGGACTTGGCTTCCCAGACATTGGCGTAGGACCAACGGGTGTCCTTGCCGGTGATAACCTTCATGGGGTTTGCGAGTTTAGTAGAATTTGACATATTAGTTGTCCTCCTTGAAATCATCGATAATGGTTGTCATTGCCGGTCTCTTATCGCTGTCCGGCACCAGCGTGGGTTTGCCTTGAGGCTTGGTGATCAGGCCTCCAAGGATGTCGTTGAACTGTTTCTTTCCAAGAAGCGAGGTCATGGCGGTGACGCCGAGAATCTTGTGTTCGTAGGGATCGTACCCGGCAGCGGTCACGGCTGCGATGACGGCATTCTCGTCTGTGTACTTGCGGTTGGAGCGGCCCTCGACCAGCTTGTAGCCGGACCACTGTTTTCCGCTGATGGCCGCCTGAAGCGCATAGTCCTTGATGTCGGAAGCCCAAGCAATCAGCTCGTCGATTCGACCGAGGATTTCTTCGACCTCTTCATCTGTCAGCAGAGGCGGCTGCCTGAACTCGAACTTGGCAAGCTCCATGTTGGCGTTGGCTCTTTCACGGCAGTCAGCTTTGGCCTTGCAGAACTGGCACCATTCGCCGCAGTGGTATTCACCGTCTCCGTTGAAGGCAAGCTCTGCGGTCGGGGCCAGAACCTGATCGGCCCACTTGTAGAGTTCTTCCTTCGGAATAGTGAAGGTGCTGACGTTGGAGCGTCGGGGCTGGTAGATGGTCATGCTGACGGTGTCGATGTCGTAGATGCAGTCGAACAGCTCCAGCGCACCGAGGGCATACAACTTCATCTGCGGGTTGTCGTCAGCCTCGACCAGAACGCCTCTGCCGTGCTTGTAGTCCACGATGTGGAGCGTCCCGTCTGCGATGATGACGCAGTCACCGGTGCCGAAGCCCTCCTCGACGTACTTGGAGTAGTCGAGCCGCTGCTCGATCAGAACCACGGGGTCCGGACAGGTTTTCTTGGCCTCCTCGACCAGCTCCATCACGAAGCCCACATACCCGTTGGCGCATTCCTCCATTTCGGAGTTGTACCAAGTAAGGTCTTCGGTCGGGTCCTTGGCCTCCATACCGAGTGCCGTCCGGAGCTTGAACTCACAGAGAGCGTGGGCGTCAGTGCCTTCGGCTGCGAAATCGCTGCCCTTGTCGTCGTAGCCTTCACAGAGCCTTGCCGAAGGTGGGCAGTTGAGCCACCTGTGCGAGGACGATGCGGAGAGAAGTGCGTGATTAGCCATTGCCAAGCACCTCCGCATCCGTTACCAGAGCCTTGTAGCTGGCCGGGTCTACCTCGGAGAGCTTTTTGGCACCGTACTTCAGGAGAAGGTCACGGATCTGAGCGGTGAAGCCAGCACGGGATTTTTCTGCCAGAATCGCTCTGACCTCTTCGAGGGTGAGGGCCTTTTCCGGTTCCGGAGCAGGGGCCGCTTCCTCGGTGCCGCTGAATGCGCCGGTCAGCCAGTTGGCGATGTCGTTAATAGAAGATGCAATATCCCGTAACTCTCTGATGGTCGCTTCCATTTCGCTCATTTTGCTCATCCTGTTTTCCTCCTTCCTGAGATTGGCTTGTCTGGTTCAGCTGGATCAGCTTCCTCGCCAGACGTCTTGACACTACGCTGATTGCCGTAAGCACTCCGATGAGCTCTTCATCGGTGACGGCCTTGTTGGGTCTGGACTCACTCATTGGCGGTTCCTCCTTTCTGAGGACCTGTGTTGTTTTGCTGTCCTCAGTACCCACTGGAGGGAAACGGCTCAAGTGGTCCGTTTTTTTTCAAAAAAATTTGACCGCCGCAGGAGGCCTTTTCTCCCACGGCGGTCATGTTGTTAATTAGTGGTAGTATTCCTTGAGCTTATCCTGAAGCTCAGCCTGAATCTTCGCCCAATGACGCTTGAAGGTGGAACGGGCCATGCCCATGATGTCGGCAGCTTCACGTTCCGAGTGGTACATAAGTAATTCGCAGATGCGCTTTCCCTCCGGGTCAAGGCGGTTAAGCTCGTCGTATAGAGCATCGAGCAGTTCCTTGTCCACAAGAATGGATTCCGCAGACGGTGTGTCGTCGGCCAGCGTATCGCCAAGGGTAAGCTCGTCATCTTCACCGCCGATAGGAGTGTCTATGGACACCTTCTTACCGGCAGTGTAGAACGGGCAGCCGGGGCAAACACCGTCGCACTTCCAAAGTTGAGCCTTGGTGCAACGACACTCGCCGTTCTTCTGTGCATGGTAGCGAGCATTCCAAACAGGTTGATAGTAAGCCCTGTAAACTTCCTCGCTGACCTCGATGGGGTTCCCGTTGACCGGGATAAAGAAACGATTGTTTGACATTTAGATTTCCTCCGTAGGTTTTCAGATTTGCGGAAACCACAGAGGAAAAAGGCTCCTGTGGGGTTTCCACAAGAGCTATCCAATCGTTCAAAAGGTCAGCTGCCATAGTTGCTAAGGTTAATAAGGTCAGCGACCAGATAAATTTTTATACTCTCGCCATATAGAGTTCATTGCATGGGATTGTAATTTCGGGTTTTTTGTGCTATAATGTGTTTTAGTGGGGTTTGTTAGGAATTAGAAATCCGAAACAGCCACCACTTTTCGGCATGTAAATGACGGTCAATCGGAGGGACAATCTGTGACAATAAACGAATATCCTCGCCTGTGCGGAGGCACCTTCTTCACGTTGGTGTTACAAGCCCTCCGGCAACGAATGAAAGCGAGAGAACACTATTCTGGGGACAGCGATGGTTTGTCCGATCCAGAAGTGCTGGTAGGTCTGATTAAGGTAATCAATCCAGATTACGCAGATCCCGGCAAAGAGAATTTGAAAGGCACGGCAAACAACTACAAAGCCTGCAAAACATCGAATAGCGCATACCTGCCATTTGATGACGAACAGGTAGTATCAGCATTTGACTCCGTAGTGAGAGCGGACTATCAAACTGCCTTGAACGGGATGATCGGTTTTGTAAATGACTTCCTCGATGTAGGCGAGACGGTTCATAAGGATGTCAATCTGGTCCGTGCCCTCATAGACCTGATTCAGCAGGATCAGACCATCAAAGCCAGTGACGAGTTCTATATCGGGCCGAATGGTGAGAAAAAGAAAAAGGCCGCACTTGGCGACCTCAAGGAAGTTTGCCTCCCGTCATTCCTTCTTGGCGTTTGGCACTATGTGGTTTTGAACCGAAGAGATAACTCGGTTGGCAGAATAACCTATGATGAGTGGTGCCCGTCAAACGACCGTGCTCCGAGAAAGTACACCGCCCACATGGGCGAAGGTATCCTTGACGATCTTACGACCTATACGGTTGATACGAAGGAAACGATAGCGGCAGAGATTGTTGATGAACCTATTGAAGATGGCTCTTCAGACGCCGCCGGTCAAGATGGGACGCCAGTGACCCAGCAGATGGTGAACAACAATCCGACGTTTTTCAACATCAACATCTCTGGTGGCAACAATAACTTCTTTCAACACGTTGACAAGCTGACGATAAACAACGGAGGAAAACAAGATGAGTGAGAATTTACCGGTCAATTCCTCCGGCAATCTCCCGGTTCCGGGAAAAGCTGCAGAGATTACCGTATCCGGAGGCAATAACAGTTTCGTTGCTCACGCAGATACCGTGGAGAACAATATCACGGTAATGCTGAATGATCCCAGATCAAGACGTGGCGAGAACAGAGCACGAATAACCTTTAACACAGACTTCTATCATCTGTTTGTGATTCTTGGCGAGAAGTTCGAGGACAACTATTTTCTGGTTCCCAAGGATCGTGCCTTGACCGAGAGCACAAACGACGAGCTGAAATCAAAATATGCGTCCCTCACGCCAGAAGCTATCGAGGGGCTGAAACGATATCCGGCCATCTTCGCTGACGAGAACCATTCCTACGGGAAGACGGACGATGCCCAAGATGCTTATTTCGGGTTTGTGAAGGACGTAAGAATTCAAGACAACGGGATCAAAATCTACTACACGATTATAACGGCGATCCCGCAACAGATTTTAAATGAGCAGTGCTTTGAACTTGGCATCGGCGGAGCCAGATCGTTTAATGAACTGAACCGCACACATTGGGCACTGAAACAAATAAATCTAATTGAAGCATTGCAGAAAGCTGGAGTTCAGATTATTTGAATCGTAACTCTTGTAGAAAAATGGAGGTAATACGATGAGTCACGAGTATGAAGAAATGCAGGTCGAGAAGTGGGTTAATCTGGAAGATGTAGCTGAACATCTGAGCATCAGTCAAGATACAGTTCGCACATGGATTAAAGAAGGAAAGCTGCCCGTGTACCGGGCTGGCAAACGGTATAAATTCAAAATCTCTGAAGTTGATGAATGGGTCCGCAAAGGCAAAATTCAGGAATGAGCTTTGAGATTGGAAGCAGGATGGTGAATTGAATGCAGCGTAAGGTACCTTCAGCAATTACGAATATCACGCTCAACAGAGCAACTTTTACAGATGTCCCGATTGATGAGCTCACGTTCGTCAACTTCTTCTATGGCAATAACGGAGCGGGAAAATCTTCTATCGCTCACGCCATTGCGGAGGATGACGGAGTTGTCTGGGCCGACGGCAAAACCGCCGACGACTTTGATGTGCTTGTCTATAATCAGGATTTCATCAACGACAACTTT